CAGCTTCATACAACAATGCCAAGGAGGGGCGCAAAGGTACAAATGTTAAAGAGCTTGGATCACTGTATTTAGATATCGACTGTGGTGCGGGTAAGAAGTACGAAGATCAAACCGAAGGACTGAACGCACTCAAAGCGTTTGTAAAGCAAGCAAAACTTCCCAAGCCTACAGCAGTCATCAACTCAGGGCGTGGACTGCACGTGTACTGGGTGGCTGACAGACCGCTGAGTGCAGCAATATGGAAACCCAAAGCAGAAGGACTCAAGGCGCTGTGCAATACGCACGGGCTTTTTGCAGATCCCGCAGTAACGGCAGACACTGCACGTATCCTGCGAATCCCAGAGACACTGAACTTTAAGAACCCCAACAGCCCACAAGCTGTGACCGTGCTGATGTGGGGCAAGCGTATTAACTTTGATGACTTTGAAGATCAACTAGCTACCGTTGAATCAATCCTTGACATCCCCGGAGAAAAGCCCTTCGTGCGCCAGATGGACGCAACGACGATGGCACTCATGGGGAACTATCAGTCTAAGTTCAAGAACATACTAATAAAGTCTCTCAATGGTGAAGGATGCGCTCAGATCGCATACGCCTACGAGAACCAAGAAACCCTAGCAGAACCTTTGTGGCGTGGTGCATTGTCCGTAGCGTTACGGTGCGTTGATGGTGAGAAGGCTATCCAGCTACTGTCCAAAAAGCACCCAGAGTACAACCCACAACGTACTAAGGATAAGGCTGCTAAAACCAAAGGACCGTACACCTGTGATTGGTATCGTAAAGAGAACCCAGCGTTGTGTGCGGATTGTCCGCAAAAAGTTTCGTCGCCTATTCTTCTTGATCGGGAAGTTGTAGCAGCAACTGAAGAAGAACGTGTTGTCGTATCTGTAGAACCTATAACAAAAGAAGAAAAGACTTATCAGATCCCGCAGTATCCGTTCCCGTTCTTTAGGGGGCGTGTCGGCGGTATTTACCGCAAGGCATCAAGTGCCGACGAAGAAGACGAACTTATATACCCATATGATTTCTATGTGGTGAAGCGGATTCATGATCCTGAAGAGGGTGAAACATTGTGGCTGCGCCTCCATCTACCCAAGGATGGCACCAGAGAATTTATGATTCCTTTGAACGCCGCGCTTTCCAAAGAGCGGTTTGTTAACACGATTGCTGCCCAAGGTATGGCAGTGCTAGGTAAAAAACAGGATGCGCTTATGTTGTATGTCACACGATGGGTTGAGGAACTACAAGCAATTGGCAAGTCAGAGATTGCACGAAAACAATTTGGTTGGCTCGATGACAACAGCAGCTTTGTGATTGGCGAACGCGAGATCCTCGCAACGGGTGAAGAGGTTTACAGCCCGCCCACAAGTGCCACATTACCCATCGTGCCGATGATGCAGTCAAAGGGTGACTTCCACGTATGGAAAGATATTATCAACGCATGGGGTAGGCCCAACATGGAGCAGCGAGCGTTTGCTTTCTTCATGGGATTCGGTGGCCCACTGATGAAGTTTGTGGGTGGTGGGATGCTCGATGGGTTTGTGCTGAACCTCATCAGTCAGAAGGGTGGCTCGGGTAAAACGACATTGCTACATGGCATCAACTCCATATACGGCAGACCAAAAGAACTTCTCCTGTCTTACAAAGATACGCACAATCACAGGCTGCAACGATTAGGTGTCATGCAGAGTCTGACTCCGACGATTGACGAGTTGACGAACATGGAACCTAAGATCATGTCGAATCTGGTCTACGACATCACGTCTGGCAAGGGCAAGAACCGCATGTCCTCAAAGGCAAACGTCGAGCGTGTAAACAATGTATCGTGGTCGATCCCTGTCGTAACAACATCCAATCGGCGTATCAAGGACGCGCTGTTAACCATTAAGTCGTTTCCTGAAGCGGAGCTGCTACGCATACTGGAGGATTACATCCTGCCTGATCCGCACGATGACCCAACGTGGTCTAAGTCTCACTTTGGTAGGCTGACCAACAATTACGGCCATGCGATAGACCCCTACATCCGGTATATCGCTATGAACTTGCCCACTGTTATTGAACTGCTAAACCGGATCAATGAGAAGCTAGATAGGGCGGCGAACATCGTTAACACAGAACGCTTCTGGTCTGCCGGTATAGCGATTGCGATTACGGGCGGCATCATTGCCAAGAACTTAGGACTGCACGACATCGCCGTTGAGCCAGTCTTTAAACACGCAGTAGACCTTGTGAAGCGCACCCGTGAACAGAACCATGAAGAGTTCTCACACGTCAATGACTACTTGGGTGGCTTCTTGCAGCAGCACTATCACGACATACTTGTTATCAACAACGAAGCAGACAAACGTACGGGGATTGCAGTTGCCCCCTTGCGGGAACCCAAGGGTAAGGTCGTGGTGCGGTATGAGCCAGATACCAAACGTATATACATCGACGTGCGAGACTGGCGTGCAGCAGTATCCAAAGACTATATCGACTTCGACGGATCGTTGCAGCCCTACAAAAAGAACGGCTCACTCATAGGCATCAAGCGTAAACGTATGCTGAAGGGCACGATTGCTAGCGATGCAAGCGCGGTCAACGCACTAGAGTTTGATAGCTCGAAACTCAACGTGTTCTCTGAAGAGGTGATCCTTGATAAAAGTCTTAAACTTGGCGATGACAATCCCTTGGTCAACGTTTGAGATCGGGATGTCTTTCTTTATACCCTGCCTAGATACCGAAGAGGTAGAGGAAAAAGTACGATGGGAGGCTGCTCGCTTTAGATATCAGCTTGTCTGTAAACAAGTTGTGGAGCGTGGTATGTATGGATTGCGCTGTTGGCGGATAAAGTGATATAGTCCGCTCGGAATTCTTCACTCTCCTGGCGCTCCTCCCAATTAGTGCTAGGTTATCCCCGGCCCTCTGCCGGGGTTTTTTTAAAGCCCTGCGACTTCTTTGCGTAACGCTGGAATGTTGTAGGCACGGAGTAACTCATTCTCCGTCCGTTCAATCTCATCCAATCGATCTTTCTTCTCAGCACCCGTCATTGTGGGGTCGTTAGAGATTAGCTTGCGGAAAGCTCGCATCTTCTCCAACTGCTGATCGATCTGATTCATGGACCGCCGCAAGGCAAGCAGATTAATACGGTCATCGTTCAGGTACTCCTGCAATTCTTCTGCACGTCCCTGAGCCTTCAACCCGTTCATGGTGTACACCACCTGCTCAACTTTCTCCCGCAAATCATAGTACTGCTCTTTGTAGCCGCCTGGGATCTTGTCATACATAAACGTCTTAAAGGCAGGCATCTCGTAGAGCCGCTTATCAGGTCTATCGGTAAACAGCATGTTCGACAGATCAAGCACCGTGCCACCCGCAATACCCGTGGTGCCCCGCACAAAATACTCAAGCTTCATCGGAGAGATGCCAGCCAGAGCGCCTATCATCTTTGCAATCTCAGAGGTCGAGTCTGTGAACTGCTGTGCAGGTTCTAACTTCTCCAGCCCCCGTCCAACTATCGGTGTGCCTGTGAAGAACGAGTAGTTAACGAGCAACTCAAGCGCAGGCTTGACAGCTTGGGGTGTCAAGTTAGGTCCACTAAACGCATCAAATGCAGCGGTGCCAATGGCCTTGCGGAGTGCCGCCGCATCCTGCGGACGCTCGGTGCCTTGGCTTGTGACGTAGTTGTACAAACGCTCAGGGATAACTTTGAAGAAGAACCCAACTTCAGGAGCAACTGGTATCTTTACTCCTGGCCCAATCGGTATGATAAAGTTTTTGTCCTTCTCGTAATCCCGCAGTCCTTCGTACTCATCGTCACCACCTACCAACATCGTGTAAATCGTGGTAAGCGCGGCAAGCTTCACACCTGTACCAAGGAACATCTTAAAGGCTTCGCTACGCTCGGTAGCTGCAATCCCACGTCCGGTCATCGTGCGGTAGAACACATCCATACCTTGGATGTAGGCGTTCATAAACGGAATGAGTTGGCGCATTAGACCCACCGTCCGGTTTGCACCTTGCCGTTTAAAGTTGATAACTTCTTGAGCGCGATACCGTGCAAGCAACACGTCACCATCGGGGAACTGCGGCGACTTAGTTTCTTCTAACGTCTGCTCAAAGACTGCCTTACGCAACGAGGCATCAGAGGCGATGGAGAACGACTCCATGAACGACAGCCCCTTCTCAAGCACAGACCGCTGCCGAATCCCAAACTCTTTCTCAATCTCATCCTTGGCACGTCCAGGCATCAGGTCATATGCACCCACAATCCCAAACTTCTCAAGCTGCTGTGTCATGGCATCTCCACGCCACGCACCCACTGCACCTGTTAAAACTTTGGCAGCAACTTCAAACGGATTCTTTACGCCTGATGTCACCGTGGCACGGTACGCATCTTGGAACAACTGACTTGCTGCGAACTGGGGAGTAGCTGTGGTCGTGCGCCGTAAGATGTTAGCGAACGCAGTGAAGCTGCTGAGGATTGGACCCCCCATGCTTTCCACACCCTTGAACGCATAAACGTCTGCTATCGACTCATACTCATAGACTTCAGGCTTGCCGTCGCGGTAGACATAGATTGTCTTGTTAGGATCAACTCCAGGCTGTCCTTGGCGTACCTGCCGCGCACCCAGACCGTTAGACACAAATGCGTCAGTTAGTTGTACCGCAGCATGGTTGCGGATCGCACCATTAACAAGCCAGAAGGATAGGCCCACCATGTTGTCAAAGATATCGTTGATCTCGTCGGTGCCGCCTCGGATCTCTTTCATCTGCTTGAGGTTGGTCAGCCCACGGAAGTACGCTTGAGGACTTGTAGCAATCTTATCCTCATAATCTTTGATACGGTTCCACGGCACGTAGTCCGCAGCTTCTTTCCACTCGGCAGCTTGCTCTTTACTGAAGCGTCCTGCATCGACACCTGCATCGATTAAGTTGTTCTTGAACGTAGTGAACTCTTTGAACGCAGCCTCTAGCTCGGGGAAGTCTTTGAAGGCTTGCATACCTGCTTTGATCTTTGCATCATCAGGCAGGCCAGAGATACCCAGTTGTGGGTGCTGTTTGAAGTAGTTCGCACGACGAGCAATGAACGCATCGTTTGCTAATTTAAACGCGAGTTGCTGATCGCCCAGCTTGGTGCCAAGCTCCTTGATCTTATCGATAACACCTTGGAAGGAAGCAGTGCCCTTCTCTGCAACCCAGCCAACCTTCGGATCAAGCTTTAACTTGCCATCCTTCATCACGGCAACAGCCATCGTATCGGCATGTTCCGCAGCAGTCATAAACACATCAGGACGAATGTTGCCTAACGCATCACGGATCTTGCCGTTGTACTGATTGAGCATGGCGAGCTTCGACTCAGCAGCCGCGCCCTTATACGCTACCTGCACACGGAACTTATCGATCTGATCTTGGCGATACGATGGGTCTTGGAAGAACGCTCCAACTTTCTGAAGCGTAGACATCTGCGGACCCTTGGGCTTGGCGTTTGTTATACCTGCCATAGCAGCTACCGCTGCTTGTGCTTGCTGCCCCGCTGCTGTTAGTGTGGGTGTCGGGGTGCGGTAAAGGATATCTTGACTTGCAGGGTCAAAAGTTCCCCGGTTACCAACGGCGGATTTAACTGAAGTTCCTCTGCCAAGTGCATAGACATCACTATAGTAGGAGTACTTTTTTTCCTTATCTACCGCATACGCTTCACGAGACATAGGCCCAATATCAACTACCTGTCTGGCTACAAGAACTTCGCCAGGGGCAAGTAGTCTAGCGCGGCGGTCGAATTCTATCTTGTCAAAACTACGTGAACCGTATCGGTCTACAGTTACGGGAAACTCAATTAGTTTATCTGCCTTGACATATATCGGAAGGATAGAACCGGGAGTCCCGAAAGTTTCGTCTGGCATACCATATGAGGCAGCAACGTCTGGACTATCCGATGCAAAAACGTTGTACTTCCCTCTTGGCTCAGCATTGAGTGCTCCCTCCGCATCGCCTTGTATTCCACGATATAAAACTAACGGCTTTCCATCTTTGTCAACTATCTTGCTATCACCGAACCATTTTTTGAACGCACTTGTTTCTGGGGTGCGGTAAAGAGGCACTTCTCTATCCGAGATATTTTTATAGCCTTGGGTAGGGGTGCCACTCTGCACAAACATCCTAGCTTCAGCAACGATATCCAGCACCTCTGTATCAGAGATCAAGTCTGCTTTTTTACCAAACAACTTTCTAAGCGCATTACGGAAGAACCTAACGATCTGATTGCCAAGGCTCTTGTCAGCTTTGCTTGGATTTGGCTTGATGTTTCTCTCTGCGACTTCAGCTAAAAACTCTTCAACCGCTACTTCTTTGGTTAGTTTAGAGTTTGCCTCCATCTTTTCTTTTGCAGCTTCCCGTACCTTTTCGTTACCGTTGTACAGGTTGTTCATTACTCGGGTGTAGCTATCCCCAAGAAGCGAACGCATGCCGTAGTGCCCTACGGTTTCATGCAAAACTGTTTGGAAAAGGTCTAATTCGTTTTTAAGATTAGACGCGATAACAAACACACGCCCCGTGACAGGATCAAATAACCCAGGCTGAATATCAGTGCCTTCACGTAACCGCTTCGGTAAATCAGCAGGTGTATCGACAACATCAATGACAGGCGCGTTTTTCCAACCATCTACAATTTGAGCAACATACTCTTCAACGGTCGCAGGGTCCATGCCCGCAGCTTGTTCTTCAGACCTTTGCGTGCGGTACAACGTGCCAGGGATTTTTACTGTCCCCGCACCTTCTCTACGTACCGTAGCTTTCGCCTCTTTATCCAATGCACGTTGTTCTTCAGAAGTAAGCGCAACTCCCTTGATAACCCCTTCCCCTACTGTGGCAGTGCCCTTTAGGATCTGACGTGCTTGATTGATGTTTTCCGGTGTTGGATTCGCCAATAAATCTTCAATGGGCTTAGCATCAGCAAGCTCCATTGTTCCCTTCTCCACCCTGCGCTGATATTGCTTGCGAAGAGTTTCTACTTCAGGGTTTACTGGAGCGGGCTGTTTTCCTTCTGCCACATCACGTGGCTCAGTGCGTAGTGCAGGTTCGCCCACTCCAGTTGTGACAGGTGCTTCAGGTCCGGGGGCAGCAGCGGCAGCTCCTTGGTCAGGTACAGGAACGCTTGGCTGACTTGCTCCGGCGACAGGTTGCTCAGGTTGTTTGACACGTTGTTTTCTCCTCGGAGCTAACGGTAACTCCATTTGCTCAAAGAATATAGGACTATCTAAAAAGTTCTCAACCTTTTTAACAATGCCAGGACTACGATTAGGGTCTGAAGCAAAAGCCTCAAGACGCTCCTTCACAAACTTACGATCTTCGGGGTTTGATAAATCTTTACCTAACAACTCACTGCGTAACTTCTTGTTAGTTGCAGCAACTCCCATCGTACGAAAGTCCTGTCCTGTCACAGGACGAGTTTCTGGTGCGGCAGGTTGTTCCTGCACTTTCATCTTCTGCTGCTCAATGTCCGTGCGCTGAAGCGTTAATGGAAACCGAGTTACTTTTTGCTGCGATAGATCTAACTCAGGGGTCGGTTTAGCTGCTTCCTCTTGATACTGATCACGCTCTAAGAACTTAACCCGCATCATGTCTGCTTGAGTTACGGGTTCCCCTGCTGCGATCTTGTCACGAATACCTTGCACACGCTGTTCTTCCAGCATGCGCTGTTGCTGCTCGTTCAAACGTGGAGCTGCGGCTTCTTCGCCAATAACTGCCCCTGTATCCGGTCGGTACTCAGTCTTAGTAACCTGTCCAACACGATCACCGATACTAGGCAACGGAGCTTCAAAATCTAGCTGCGGTTCTCCACTGCCAGGGCGTGCACCTTCCGCTGCACCAAGCGTACCTTTTACAGCGTCGATCTGAGTCTTTAATTCATTTAGCGGTTTCGCAAGTGCTACGGCTTGGTCATAGATCTGCTGTTTTTTAACAGGATCAGTCTCACGCTGAAACGCTGCTGCAAGTCTTTCGTTCTCTCGCTGGTAAAGATCAAATTCATCTCTTAATTTAAACAGACGATCTTGAGCCTCACGTGTCGATTGTGCCGTGCGTTGGATGTTTTCTTCTGTAAAGAGGTCTTGCTGTGTGGCAGTCTCGGGTACACCACGCGCAGGAGCAAATGTCGTAGGTGCCGTAGGCGCAGCAGGGGTAGTTACAGCAGGTTGTTCTTCTACCGCAGGGGTAGTAGTTTGTTCAGGTTGTGCAGGGGTAGCCGCAGTTTTCGCTCTACGCCCAAGTGCAACATCCAAAAGACCTTGTGCCAACGCACCAACAGCACCACCATACGCAGCCTGTTCACCTAGTCCCTCAATAAGTTGTTGCTCAGGTTTATACACGCCACGGGCAATCAGGTTTTGTGCAAGACCGGCAGCAGCTTCTTGTGCAGCTTCTTCACCGCCAGCCATAGCAACCCGCTTAATACGATTAGCCGCAGTAAGCACTTCCCCTTCAGGGATACGCGATAGGATTCTGAACGGGGCAAACAACTCAGATAAACCGACGACCGCACCTAGTCCTGTGGCGATGGACTGTTGACTTGGGGTTGCACCTTCTTGTTGGGCCTTAGTTAAAGCTTCCCCTGATCCCGCACCGACAGCCAACGATCCAGCACCAACACGACCTGCGACACCCAGTGCGCCTAAACCCAAGAACGGCACAAATGAACCTGCGGCTTCGCCAAACTTACGACCTACCGATTCTTCATACCCTGCTTCAGGTGCAAATGGTTTCTTCGCTGCGGCAGCAACTCCACGAATAGCTTCCTGTGCACCAGCTTCATACTGGTCAGGTAAGAGCGCAGACGCACCAACAGCAGCTTGCTCAACAAGCCCAATCGCTCCAGGCACTATACCTTTGACAGCTTCCTTGAGTTGCCCGCCAATCGTGGGTTCAAAAGATAAATGCTTAACAATCTCTTCGTCAGAGTACCCCTCGTTACGTGCTCCAACAAGATTAAATTTACGTTTACCCGCAAGATACTCGGCTATCTCTGAGTAGCTATAACCTTCCTGCAATGCACGTCGGACATCAAAGGCCATCGAAGTCCCCTGTTAACCACCAAACGTTGATAGAGGTGCCCTGTTTGCTGGGGGTTTAGATGGCGCTGCTTCTGCACCACCTTCGGACAACCGCATATATTCTCTAGCTAACCTTGATAATTCAGCGGGATTTTTACTCAGATTTCTTGGATCACCAGATACAAGCTTCATGGCTTCTTCGTATGTGAGTTTGCCCATCTTGTTCTGACCAATAAACGATTCGGCAAGTTGTCTATCTTTAGGATCACCACTACGGAACAAATCTCGCAACTCTGAAAGCTGTGATGGCTTACTAGCACCTATCCGTGCCGCTGCTAGCTGCGTTCTACCTTGTTCTTTGATGCGCTCCATAGCCGCAGCGTCTTGTGCCTTCTGCTTGTATAGACCCATTTCGCCTTCGTACATAATCCCGGCAAGTCTATCAACACGCAGGTTGTATTTATCCAGAGCGTTGTCGCGCCGTTCAATAGCTTTATCCAAACGTGCTTGATCTGCTTTCGTAAATTCTGCGGCTTCTTTGTTCTGGAGGGTACGGATCTGACGCTCTTGCAACTTGTAATCACGCTCAAGCTTATCAAGCTCTTTAATATCCTGAGCGTAACCTTTTACGGCACCTTCAGCGCCCTTGCCGATATTGACAAACGCATGTGGCGATGCGCCGCCTAGAATGGCTAACCCTGCTTCAAGAACACGCATATTGGCAGCTTCTTTCCGTTTCTGTGGAACCGCTTCAATATCCTTACGGTTCTCAGCAACCATATCTTTGAGAAGATTGAAGTCATAGCCTTCATCAGTAAGCTGTTTGACTCGTTCACTTCTAATCTGCGAAAGCCCAGGAACCACCGGAATATCTTTGCCCCCTTCTGCTTGTAACGTACCTTCGGCTACGGAGCGTGCAGCAGAAAACATCGGCACAGGTCCAAGATCAGCAGGTTTAGCAGGAGCAGCAGCCGGTGCTGCGGGTGCAGCAGACGGAACTTTCGGGGGTGGTGGTTTATTAGCCGCAGCTTGGGCTTCCGCTACAGCTTGTTGCTCCGCAGCTTGCGGGAATGTTTCTTGAGGTGGTTTATTAGCAATCGCAATACGCTTAGCCTCTTCAGGCTTCATTGCATTAATTTGTTCTTGCGTGTATCCCAACGTATACAGGTGTTTAAGCACCGCTAATGTTTCTGCTTCATTAGCATTTAGGTCATCCGAGCCGAACAAGGCAGTTCCTATTGCTGCTGCGCCTGGAAACGCACGCCCTAAATAGCTCAACCCACGAGAGAACATCGATGGTTTCGCAGCAGCAGGTGTTGCCGCTGCACTTGGAAACGCTTGAGCGAACGTCGTGCCAGTAGGTCTTGGAGCGCCACTTAGTCTTGGTTTAGGTTGCCCGAACCGATCTAATTCAGGAAACAACTCCATCTGACCACCCGGAGCAAACCGCTGCACATCCCCACCACCAGCAAATGCAACCATGCCACCATCAGCATAGTCAAACATATTGTCAGGCACGGGTAGGCCGGAGATGCCACGCTCCATCGCAGGTGATGGCACTTGGTTGTTACTAACAGCAACTTGACCGCCGTAGGCCATACGCACTGGGGGTTGTTGTGGTGCAGCAGGCGCAGCCTGTGGGGGCATTGCAGCCTGTGGAGGCATTGCAGGTTGTGGGGGAGGTGCCATTCCAGCATCTTGAGCAACTGTCGTGCCGGAAGGAGGTTGAACGTTTGCTGCGACGATCCGCTGGATCATCATCATTGCCATCAACGCTTTGGTTGGGTCCACTTTACCCGCAGCAGCATCCATCTTCAAACGCTGCATGTTTGAACCATACGTGGCAACAAGATCGCCTACTGAGCGATCCGCAGTTTTATTAAGGACTTTATCTAAGGTCTGAAGGCTCATCCTTTACCCCCGCCAAGCATGTTGTACAGTCCGATCCCTGTCAAGCCCAAGCCAGTCAATTGACTAGCAAAACTTGGGGTAGGTGCGGTTGCCGTTTGTGTCGAAGATTGAAGTGGAATACCACGTAGTAAGTTAGAGAGTTGACCCACCTGAGTCATACCATACTGCGCTTGATCGGTAAGGAACCCACGCTCAGCATCAAGCTGCTGCTGTTGAACAGCTCGTTGGAGATCACCAAATGCACCCTGAGTCTTCGTGAGATCAAGCTGACCAGCAAGTTGTTGTGTACCAAGCTGACCAAACGTACCTGCCAACCCACCAAGCCCTTGTGATGCACCGAGTCTAAGCTGATTGGCCTGCTGCTGTGCAGCTTGGTTAGCCATTTGCGCTTGGAGGTTCTGCTGACCTACCGACATTTGCGCGGCGCGATCACGTTCAAACTGTTGCTGTGCTTGATCGTACGCAGACTGCAAACCCTTGGCTTGAATATCAGATAGCGTTGATTGCAGTCCAGCTTCACGCTGCCCTTGGAGAAGTGTTTGTCTAGCCCCACCGTAGGTGCCTTGACGCGCCGCAGCAAGGTTTTGTCCTAATTGCGCTTCCCTTGCGGCCTTGATTGCAGCAGCCTGCTGACGATCAACAACATTCTGCATGTAAGGGGACATGTACCCCTTAGCTTCTTCAGACGTAAATTGCCTAGCCGCTTCAGGGCCAGTAACTCCTAGAGCTTGTGCGTTTTGCAGTGCTTGTAATCCCGCCGCAGATTGTTGCCCTGCTTCGGTAGCTAACCCATACTGCCCAGGGAGTTGCATCCCACTAAGTTGATTACCGACGTATTGTTGGAAGGGAGAAAGCCCTGCAACACCTTGAGCACCCATAAGCCCCTTCTCGATAAGAGGCTTGTACATTTCTGTATAGGCAGCAGCACCGGTAAGTCCACTAGGATATATTTCAGAAATACCACGAGGTATAAGCCCCGTATCCGAAGTCGTATAAAACGACTCAAGGATCTTTGGTATTTCGGCTGCGGTGGTGATTGTTTGTGTAGTGCTCATAGCTCTTCCTTCAAGCAGGCATCAAACGGCTCATACTTATTTCGGGCGGTTGTTTCGTGGTGCCATGTCGAGAATTCCTTACTCGGTCCATCATGGCATAAAGTTTCTTAGACCCAGCGTTGCTGGAGCCATTACCAAGATCTGCAACAACGTCGGCAGGGATCACAAACTCACCATCGGCAAGACGAGCCTCTTGAATACCCTCGATGGTAGCAGGTACGCTATCACTCATGCCATCCCCCGCGCCATTAATTGTGCGTGGTTCGTTTGCAGAACCCGTGGCACCACCCGCAGCAAGTGCGCCTATTCCAGCCATACCACCAGAAGCTCCTCTGACTGGCACACGACCAAGCGTTTCGGCAAACAACTGCGATCCTAGACGCTTCTTGCGATCTTCTTCCTCTTGCTGCGCTGCAATAGCTTGTGCAGCTTTATCGCCTTCAGACACCATTGCCGCTGAACTTATAGCCATCGGCAGCGCGTACATTGTGTCTATAGGTTTATCAAGCACGGTCTGAGCTTTTTCTAGACTTGGGGATATCTTAGCTTTGATGGTGTCTAGCGCAGAAGGTTCCGTAACGGGTGGAGCCATACGTTCTGCGACCATAGCATCCCCCATTTGTGCAGGAGGTATTTGGAGTTTCGCAAACTCTGACGGCACTGTTGACGAAGCCTCAAACGAAGGCGTACTTGGAAAATCCATCATTGATGTTCCGTACCCTTGCGGTGCTTGAAACATTGCACTGCCGCCCATGACGTTAGGATCTGTTACTGCTCTTGCGGTATCAATCGCTGCTTGTGGTGCTACTGCCTCTGCACCTGTCGGTGCGGCTCCGCTTGTAAGCCCGAGGTTCTGTGCGGCACTACCAATACCGTAAGACATCAAGCCTGACATCAGACCGCGTTTAAAGTCAAAGCCTTTCTGTCCACCAAGCCCACCAGCAACACCAGAGATTAGTGCTTTAGTAGCAAGCCCTAGCCCAGGAACAAACGGCACGACAAAAGGCGCAACCTTAGCTACACCCTTTAATATCTTTCTCCAACTGAAATACTCAGGCAACCCTGTCTCTGGGTTAATAGTACCCGCGCCCCCTGCGGCTTGTAGCATCTGAGCTTCTTCAGGACTAATGTGAGCCAGCATCGTGTCACCGAACCGGCCTTTCTGTGCCATCTCTTGGGCGTAACCCTTCATGGCAATACTGCCTAACCCACGACCAACATCACCACCCTCTGCAAAGTAGTATGGGTTATAGGTACGGATATCACTTGTTGCTGGCCCTCTTGCTTCAATACGTCCAAACTGACTGGGAGAATACCCGTATGAGTCAGCAACTCTCGACAATAGATCAATATAGTCTCTATCGGTACGCCCTTGGCGAATCGCTAAGTTTTGCAAATCAACAAGATCTGACAACCCCGTACGAACCTTAGCTTTTTCTGCGGCTTCCAACGCTTTATTAAAAACAACATTACGCGGCACGCTCAACGTACCTGCAACCGATGGGGTGGAGATACCAAAATCAGCAAGGGTGTATGCCTTCTCTCCAGCTTTAGCTGGTCCACCTTCGGCTAATTCTTGTACCGACCCCACTTGATCAGATCTTGTCCAATCATCACTTTGAAACGGGGATTTACCTACTACATCCACTCCAAAAACATTCCCAGAGCCTCCACCAGCAGGGGGCGGTGCTGTGTTAGCCCCTGCATCCTTAACAGGCGCTTCTTGTAATTTCCCAAACTCTCTCTGGAACGACACGCTCGGACCTACACGAGGCTGCGCCAACGCAAGTAACCCAGCACGAGGTACTACTGCCGCCTGTAATTGAGCAGGTGTTATGGACTGCCCTGCGGGTAGCGCCCTGTTAATAAGCCCTAGAGTCTCGGTCGGATCTAATCCAAGGTTACGTGCAAACTGCAACCCGCGAGTGATGTTGTCCTCAATATCAGTGGCACCTGCAACCCCATCAGGAAATGCGTAGCGCATAAACGCTTCTTCTCTTGTAGGCGCACGTTCTGGTGTATAAGTTGGCGCAACCCCCGGACTACCTGCTTTGGTCGGCATTAAAAGTGGGTTTGTATATGTACCTGCCATACGCAACTGAGGCGCAGCTTTAGAGAAGTCGTATTTGCTTAAAGTATTAAGAGGCGACAAGTCTGTGCCCTGGGGTAGTCCCATAGCATCAAACCGTTGCTGCATGATTGCGTTTAGCCCTGTGTTAGATTGGTTAGCAGCAGCGGCAGCGGCTTTAGCATCGGCAGCAGCTTTAGCATCGGCAGCAGCTTTAGCTGCGGCATCTGTTACTGTAGTTGTGCCGACTGTAGTTGTGCCGCCTGTAGTTGTGCCGCCTGTAGTTGTGCCGCCTGTAGTTGTAGCATTAATTATATCTTGAGCTGTACCACCACTAGGTAAATTGGTAAGGCTATCAACAAGAAGTTTTTCTTCTGGTGTGTAAGTTCCACTACCAGGAATACCTTCAATACCCGTACTAAAAAAATCTTTTAGTTTTTCAGGTGGTATTTTACTGTTTATAAACCAATCTACCTGTTGCTGGGGGGTCATGAAGTTCCAAGCGGCTGGTAAATTAACTCCTAGTCCAGAAGCCGTACTTCTTATTGCAGCGTTTATTGCTAGTTGATTTTCGTAGGCATCTCTGTCAGCCGCTGTATTGAATACCATGCCATCTTTGGCTGTGAATGTAGTAGCCATTATCTACCTCAATCCGTTAGATCATAGTAGGACATAGACCCGATAATGTTATCGGTGCCAGAAATAGTGCGGGCAGCAACTGTATAGATGTCACTTACGCCTGCAAGCGACGCACCAAGCTGGAGGTCAAAATTATAAGAGTCCCCAGTGCTTACAACCCCACTTCCTTGATTACTCCCAGATACATAGTCAAGATCAACAATCGTACCGCCAGTTAAAGCAGTAGCTGTTATGTCTATTTCTACGTTCGTGGAATTGCTGGTAAACGAAGCACCGGTCAACGTCGGGTTTTTAATGAGTACAACTTCATAGTCTAAGGTTGAGCCAATCGGAATAGCGTGATAAACAGAAGGTATAACAACTGCACCCAAAGAGGTGCTTTTTAAGCGTATAGAAACAATCGGGACGAAGGTAGTAGTCACCCCAGTCAATGTCGTAGTTCTTCTAGCCCATTGGGGTATTGCTTTCTGGTCGTATCCACCTTCAGATATAACAGACGAGCAAATTTGAGTCATGGTTGAGGCAGAAGCAGTTGCCGCTGTGTTTTCAATCTCATACCGCACTGGCAAGATTGCCGTGGTCATGTAGACCTTGTCGATGTCGTTAGCATTGTTAAAGGTGTGGCAGACAATAAATGTGCCGTCAATAACGAACCCACACCGCACCGACCCAACACCTAACCACTCAAAATCCATATAGAGGATCTGAGCTTTAGTAATATCTAATGTAATACCAGAAGCACCTGTACCATTAAGTTTATCGCCATTCCAATCCGCTTGATCTACTGTCCTAGCGTCACTTGCCGTGCCGGATGTATAGCTTCGTAAAACAAACGATTTTGTCGTACCGTTAACTTGGAAGAAAACACCATTGTCGGTATTGAAGTACCCAACTCGTTGCCTGAGATTTGTTTTACCTTCATTCATTACAAAGGTAGCTAGCACCTGTAGGCTTTTCCCAGGCTGGTACGGAAAAACTCGATACGACTGACGAACTGCTTTGTCCCCAGAAGCTGTGGTGACTGCCATATCTACGCTTGATTCATTGGCAACGTAGGTAGCCGTAGCTGACCCAGTCAGTGCTTCGCTGAACTGTGGGTCTTTCTGGTAGCGGTTTTGGCTATCAAATAACGTGTATGGATTAGCTACACGTAGCCGCCCAAAAGCATCTAGTGATGTGGCTGAAAACGGTTCCATGTTGCCATTTATCTCGTTAGTGACTTGGTTTAGGTATCTGTCTAATAAGTTGAAATAAAGACGAAGCACCCGAATAAGTTCGTTTTGCTGCCTTGCATCATACTGAGGAGTTGGTAAAGGTAGAGCGGGGGCAACAAAATTTTTAATTAGCGTCATCGTTTTCCGTCCGGCCTAATATCAAGACGGAGCGAACCTAGCTGCCACTGCACACCCAGATCTGTAGACGCTACCTTCAATGCCATCTGCCTTCCACGCGCACGAATAAACACCTGCTCGGTATATTGGTTAATTGTCGCAATGTTGGAGACAACACTTTGAGTATCCGACGCCGTGTTTGCGTATGCACTTCCTGAGAACCTCTTTGGACGCATCGTCATCGTTACCGATGGATCGTCTCTCGTCGATTCCGTGAAGTTAAAGTCTGGTAGCAACCGACGGGTAAGCATGAACTGCTCGCCATCCCCCAAGTCAAAATCAGAAGACTGGATGTATGACTCCATAGGTGCGTCGTCATCGTTAATACCAAGCTCATGCTCGTAAACATTACCTGTAGTCTCGCCCTCCAGCGTACGGCAAGCTAGCGGATTACCCCGAATCGCAGTATCTAACCATGCTGTACGTACGATGTTGCCGTAGTACCAAGCGTTTTCTAAATGGTTGAAAATGACGTAACGATTGTTCCAAGTCGAATCTTCGCTTGGATAGAACCACCAGATCTCAGTAAACCCTTCGTTCGTACCGCACACCACTTGGTCAGCTTGGTTGAAGTTAAAGTCCTGAAACACATACTGCCGCAACGTACAAGGCAGTGTCTGCACCTGACCTGAATAGACGTAAAACTTATCCTGTCCCATCCAATATGTGACGTTGTTAGCCGTAGCTACAGCACGCGGCCCCATAACTGAAATATTGTCAGCGAGTTCCTGTAAGGCAAAAACATCCGTCGTACCGGTGTATTGCAAGGAGTACAAGCTTGAGTTTGTCCACACCAAGATCTCCTGGCGTGTTGCTAGCCCACGAACAATCTTAGAGCCACGCGATACTCGGATAAACCCAGCAGACGTAATCGTAGAAGGTGTCCAGTTTTGCGGCTCATCTTGACTCGACCACCGAATAAGGAGCGGATCAAAATCTGTAGTCGTACCGCCGTAAGGCTGGCATCCCAAAGCCAAAACGTGCTTGTTATCCTGTGCGACCAAGGTCTGCATAGCAGCGTTAGGTACGTCGTTCGCCCCTGTGAGTGAGGACAGTAAGACAGCGCGTGTGCTAAGTGCCGTTGTTGGGTTAGTAAGTGAGCCTCGTTCCCAGTAATAAATAGCACCGTTTCGGATGTTCAGAATGAGATCGTTATCTAAGTTATCCAGCCACCAATCACGCTGCTGCAAACTAATTGGCTGATCCGACCCTAAACCCCACCCAAAATTACCACTCCATGTGCCAGCACCCCAACCATAACCAAACGTTGTGGCCGCATACCCAGGGTGAATCTGGCAGGCGATTGATATGGCTGTACCCCCTTGATTGGAGGTGGTTGACGTAGCTGCTGTCGTTACCGTGATCGTAAAGTTATCTGCATCGACTCTAGTAACTTCGTGTTCGGCATTGATCTCTGTAATAGGAATCCCACCAATCGCTGATGGAGACCCAGAGCCTGTTACTCCTGAGATCGTTACGTAGTCGCCCGTTTCGCAGCCATGCCCTACGACATTTATGTTAACAACTCTGGACGTGTTGGTTGTATCGACACAGTTGTTTGTTGCCGGAGACGTTAAGGTTGTACGTAATGGTGTGATGTCGTAAAACGTACCTGCAACTTCGATATAGGCTTTGACGTTGGTGCCAAGGGCTAACAAGTTGTCATTGTATGAAGTGATCCAATTCCACATCTGTCGGCACGTACCGATAAATGTGTTGGGCGTTGTCTTTTGCCACCCACCTAGTTTTTGGGGATACCCTGAAAAGAACCGAATCTTGTCGCACTCATACCAACCACCCTCACCGGAATAGCTAGTTTGATCTCGGTTGATCCCTGGTCGAAAATTGAGCTTGAGAAAAGGCATCGATCACCTCATCAAGGCAGCTTCTGCTGCACGGCGGCGCGTAAGACCGGGGAGAACTCTACCGGCAGCTTTATTCCAGAGCATACATTGGTCTGCTGCACCATCCCAGTCTCCCGCATCAATCCGTTTTTTAAACGTGGAAACCCGATAGTTCCCCAGGCCACAATTGTAGACCCAGCTAGTCACGGCGGCAATGCGTCGTGGTAATGCAGTCTGTATTTTAGGGGATAGCTTTACCAAACCTCGGACAAAATACTCCACATGATGATCCAAGGCGTCCTCGCACTGCTGCATCGTCCAGATTGTGTCGGGGTTGATGTCTGGGCCGGTTGCACCCCAACCAATTGTCCAAGGATGCCCACGGGTTCCGGGGTCGGGGTAGGCTTGAACTCGTCCATCAGGCAAACGCTTTGCCAAGCCCTCGAAAGGCTTGATTAATACATCCTTGCAAAGCTTCTTAGCCTCATTCACGATTTGTTGTATTTCTCTATAGACCGTCCTACAAACCAGAACGTTAACATCATGTTCAGCATGGCGAAGTCATCCTCGTCATAGCTCTTGGTCAATACTTCAGCCCAGTTAGCGTTGGTCTGAAACGCAATCGTTAGCCCCGCGACTTTAACAGCCACATATACGCCAAATGCAATCCAAGTAAGACCGGGGCGTGTAATAGCAGTAATGAAACTTGCAAGCCATCCTGCCTCTTTAGCAGTCTGAGCCTGTTCTTTAAACGCCTCTTTAATCGTGTCCATCTGTTGGATAGAGTAGTCAACATACTTCTCCTCCATCTTAAATTCACCGCGCATCTTCTCCAGATCGGTCTGGAGTTGGAACATGGATAGTTCGTGCTGACGCTCGTTCTTTTTGTCCAAGAACTTAAGGACTTCAGGGGCGAGGCGAAAGATGCCGCCGAAGATGGAGCCAAGCAAACCACCGCTAAGCAATTCAAACATTATTTCTTCCCCATCTTTTCGCGCTCTTCCAACAAGCGGACCTTGACTTGAAGCTCGTTGATATGGTGCATCAACTGTTCTTTTTGCAAGGCTCTGCGCTCGGCGCTAATTGGTGAGTCAGTCGGTACACCTTCCTTGGTAATCAACGCAGGCATCGCGCCTTCGATTTTGGTCAGACGCGTTGAGAAGTCAGCTACCTGCTGCAAGAGCCACGCAAGCGAGGCCACAATGACCGGGATGACCGCCTTGAGAACGTCTGACCAATTCATCACACACCCGACGCGGTGTAACTATTTAAGGAAATGCCTGCTGTGCCAGCATCAAGCGTGATGGTTTGCAGGGGTTCAGCAGTGGGGTCGATGATGGTAATGGGCGCTTCAGACTTGACCCACGCCTCACTGGACTGAGACCAGTTCCACACAA